ATGTACACTTCAAAAAGGTTGGCATCGCCCTTAACTTTCCTATAGGCTACATTACTCATGCATTCCTCCCATACTTCCTAAATGGTATACCACCTTCTGCCCTGAACCTATCATTAGAGAGTCTTCTCCTCTGATTTAATGCTCTCCCCTCCACCTTAATATTGTCCTCTTGTGCTATAAGAGAGAAACACATAGACTTGGATTCTTGTAAAAGATAGGAGAAGGCTTTAGCTGGGAGGTCTGGGATATAGTCATCTGAGATCACAAAAACAGGGTCCACCCACATCAGAAGGGTATTCTTACTTACTTGCAGGAAACTATCCACCTGGTTATCATAGCTGTCAAAAACAATATACTCATCATCAAAGGATGTCCAGAAGCTAGGGGCTGTGTCATTGAAGATGTAGAGAGGTACATTGGTACCAACATCAACTATCTTATCTACATTATCCTCAGACTCCTTTCTAGACATAACCAGATTAAGGAAGTCATCTATCTCCTTAAAGGTAACCTTAAGGTATCTGTCCTCTGTATCCGTTGAAGTCCTCTTATTGTACCTTATGTCCTCTATCTTCTGTACAGCTTCGGGCATCTTCATATAGGTAGGGGTAGTAGCATTGGTTGCTTCTAGCTGTCCTAGCCGCCTTAGGTGAGGCCATGTGCCGTTGGTAATGATATCACTAAAGGTACTCTTAACTATCTGAGCTACCTGTAATGCTTCTAAGGTATCATTAATGGAGTTAATCTCATCTGAGGTCATATCAGAGAGAATATCTTGGACTATCTCCAGTAGAGTCATCTTAGCCATATCAGTCCGCCTTTAGTAACTTAACGGATAAACCCCCGTCTTCCGCTAGATAGTTTATATTCTTGTCTGCTGCTATCCATAGACTTATTTTATATCCTTCGGAGAGGGAGGTAAATATACCCGATGCTGCTCCTACCCCAAAAGTATTTGAACCTCCGTAATCTCTCTTAACTTTCTGTGAGCTTAGATTATTGTTTGTGTCATCTGTAGAAAACTTTATAGCTATCAGGGTGTTAATAACATTACTGTTGGCAGATGCCCAGTAGTTTATTTCATAATCTCCTGCTACCTCTATTTGGATATAGTCATCAGTAATAATCACCCCCTCATCAGTGAAGGTATCCCATAGATCACTTGAGCCATTAGTGATCTTAATGTACTGTGAATCCGTGTTAAGGGTAGCATCTCCTGCTGCTGTCACAGCCACTACTGTAGAGTTATTAGCTAGCCCCATATACCCATGTACCGTCCCTGTCTCCTCTATAAACTCTAGGGTACCATCGGCTTTAACTCTTACAGTATCCCCCTCTGCCCCTCCTGTGGTACCTAACTCATTCGTTTGAACTGCCCTGAACTCAGTATCATCTGCTCCCTTAGCTGCAAGGAACTCACTTGCTGATGCGGTGGAGGCCCCTTTAGGAGGGTGCCTTTCCGCATCTGTTACAGCTTTATGATCTATAGCCATCTATATTCCCCCATTATAACTTCCCTATTATCTATTATTTACTTAGCTGACAGCTGCACTGAATGGAGTGGCTTCACTAGCACCACCTGACTGAGTGTATGCTATACAGGACCAGAAACCAGCCGCATAATCAATACATTCAATACGACCTCCCACAATACCGCCTGTAGTGGCTGCACCTGCAAAGGTCATAGTATCATCACCTGCATCTGCTCTCCATGTTTTAGAAGTCCCATCAGCATCGGTGTCTTGTTGAATATTAAGACTGCCATCCATCACATCGGTAGCATTAGCAACCTGCACAATATGAGCATTTGATGTTGCAGTTGTCTTAATAACCACCGTGTACTTATCACCTGTACCAGAAGCAGCTGGTAGGGTTACTGTATCACCTGTAGCACTTCCAACAGTTACAACCTTACCTGCATGCAATGCTTGGGTGAGTACTAAATCTGCTACTGTAGGAATAGCAGCTCCAGAAGATTTATCAGCAACCTCATTTAACTCACCAGCAGTAGCTGTAACAGCAACACTATCTATCTCTAGATCAGCTGCATTAATAGTACCTGTAGATGTGACCTCTTCACACTCAAGCTCCATGCGCTTAAAATCCATACTATCTTGTTTTGACTTAGCCATTTAATCTCTCTCAAGTAGTAGCCATCCTTGGCCAGGAAGAACTATGGAGCAGGGATGATATATTCCACTAGAATGCGGATCTTACCAGCTACAGCTGTCATGTCAGTAATGTCATTAATCACAAGGGTAGCTACAAGCTCCCCATCTTCTCCACCAATATCCACATTAGGTACAAGGGCTGCATTAGAACCTACTAACACAGTACCGCGAGCATCTGCAATATCATTGGAGGCAATAGTCAGAGCACCATCTGTGGCATCAATAAGACCATCAACGTCAACAGCTGTTCCATCTGCTTCCTCTAGCCCTACCTGGAAGGAGGCTGTTGCTGCTGCTGAACCCCCTGTAGTTGATAAAGCTTCTTCTACAATTGCCTTTGCTGAGACAATGATAGAGTAAGCAGGTACCACATGCTCTAGCCCACTAAGGCTTGAAGTGATAACTTCGTTAGAAGTAGTGGGAGCACCTGAGATTTCCTCTGCTAGGTCTACAACCCACTCTGCTTTCTTCTGGTTATTAAGAGATGCAAACACACCCCCTCTCTTTTCACTGACTCTGCGGGGGCCATACTGTTGCAGGTTCCCTAAGCCATTAGTACTATACTCTTCTGCCATCTCTATATCTCCTAGTAGTTTGTGCCATGGGTAATGACAGTGAGAAGGGTATCCTTACGTTGAGTACCAAGACCATAGCGAGATGTTCCTTTGTATTGATCTCTCTCCTCGTCCTCATTCCTCCATCCTAGTACACGTACAGGGCGTCTCCAAGCATGCATAATAGGCTTAACACTATCATCAGCTACACAGGAGAACTGGTTAACAATGTCACCAATCTCAGCAGTATCATTAGGAAGGTTATATGATGAAGCATCTAGTACTTCAGTAGCTGTGAGTACAGGCAGCATATTTGTTGTCCAAACATCAAACCCATAGATATTCTTGATAAAGGTATGATTGGCTGCAAAACCTGTATTAACAATCCCCTCAAAGTGAGGGTTGTTAGAGATGTTTACCAGATTAGTAATGCCATTAAGAGTGGCCTCCACAGCTTCATCTACAACAGCTATACGACCCTCCTTAGGTACAAGGGCTCTCCCAAAGGCAAACTTGGCCGCAATGAAGTCCTCAATGGTCATAATGCGTGTGGATGCTCCTGCTCCACCAGCAACCCAACGGTGAGGTCTACCATTGACTATATTAAGGTTAGAAGCTGTATGTGCAGCATTCCCAGCTGCAAAGTACTTTGTTTGATGCTCCTCCCCAAAAGCTCTCATAACCGCTACAGTTTGCATCCCTGAAAGCTGATCAATCTGAGCACCATCCTCACGGAGTTTATCAGTGATATGCCACTTGGCACCCTTGAACTCTGTGATTGCCATGGTGATAGTGCCGGTATCAATAGGATAGGAAGTAAGAACATCATCCTCATCCGTATCTTGAATGGTTACATCACCTACTGTTTTAATATTAAGAGTTGTTCCACTAGGGAAGTCAGTAATATCTCTATACATGACTTCAGGTAGTAAAAACTCATGAAGATTCTCTAGAATTATCTGAGAATACTGTTCTGCCTCAAAAAAGGCTTGTTGATTGGAAGTATTATTTCCCACTATTTTTCCCCACTATTTACTAGATCTTTAGCTGCACTCCATACTCTTGCAAAGTCCTTACCATTAGCTCCTTTAGGGATCTTAAGTGGACTAACACTAGTATCTTTATCGTTAAGAGTGCGGGTGTTAAGATCAGATTTCATATGCTTTGTTGTATCTGGAGTTTCATTCAACCCCAAGATTTTAAATACTACTGCTGGTGTACTAGAAGCCAAATCCTTCATAGCATCCCTAGAGAGCCCTAACTTTTCTCCTCCTGCATAAAACATCTCAGAGGCTTTATCCCCATAAACTTTTTCCACCTTGTCGATGACTAGTTTAAGGTTATCTTCTTTAGTCGCGTTCTCTTGGATACTGGAAAGTAATTGAGGGACTAACTCACCTACTAACTTGGTAACATCAGCACTATCAGTAGTAACATTGGTCTTGTCACCATCCTTCTTCAGTGCCTTAATCTGTTCAAGAATATCCTTTGCACTTTCACTACCTTCTAGGTCACCTCTAAGATCTGCATTCTCTTTTTCAATCTTGGAGATATGACCTCCGGCAGCTGCTAAACCCTTGAGGGCTTCGCCTACAGAAGCATATTTTTGACTACCATCTTCCTGAACGATACTAGCAAGTAGGTCACTCACCTGTTTATCAGTTACAGAAGTGTCATCTGGTTTTGTGGTATCATCTACCTTAATGATAGTTTCACCCTCTTTGTTAAAGATATCTTTGTCTTGGTCAGGCATAGTATCACTTATCCTTCTCTGGTAATATTGCTAGTATTTCTAATAATGTTCTTTCTGTAGCATTCCTATCTGCTTGCAACTCAGACCAATTGGCTACAGAGTAGTTCTGTACACCAAGCCTTTCCTTATTACATGCCTTAAGTTTCCTCTGGAGAACCCTCCTCAGGATATTAAATATAGGAATACTTTCCTTGATCTGCCTATTAAGATCATCCTTATCTCCCTGAGTGCTAGCTCCCTCCAGCCATTCCATAGTGATCATGCTAAGACCTCCTCCTCGAGGGGTACTGCACCCCCTGTGCCAGGAGTAGCAGCATCCACCTCAACTGACTCTGCTGCTGTCTCTGCTAACTTAGCTGTTTCAGCACTCTCAAATACTGCTACATTCTCCTTAAAGATATCAAATCTATCAAAGTTCAAAAGCTCCTCAACAGTCATAGCTAAGGCTTTGGAACTGATATGTGGTTTTATCTGATCCCATATTTTAGTATTGGAGAGTTGAACAAGGTTCTGGATCCGCTGTGCTTCCTCTGAGAAATGCCTTGCCCCTATTGGTCTTAACTTACCTGTAGCAGTTATATCCTTCTTTGTTATCTCTAGGAATGTTGCTACCCCTAGATCATCATCCATGACTCTTATTAAGTCAGCCCCTGATAGCTTCTCTACTGCTTCTCCTAGCATTGCATTTAATGCTTTCTCAAAGAAGTTTATCTCAAAATTTGTGGTCTTATCTTGGAACAATCTATCCGTTGCACTCCCCAATGTAGACACCTCAAAGGCTGTCTTTTCTCCTGGAGTTCTGATCCCTAGAGCCTGCTTAGGGAACCCTGCCATCTCCTCCATTAGCTGGATTAGGTAGGATATCTCGTTATCAACAATGAGTACTGAGGCATCAGGTCTGTGGATAACCAGCTGGCCGTTATTGTCTGGGTTAAGTGCTATAGCATTTGGACCCCATACAAAGGGTGCAAACTCCCCCCGTACCTCTATAGGTGGCCAGATGTATTGATCAAAAGCATCCGCCTTAAGATTCTCTAGGTGGTCTATCCTGTACTGTAAGCCTACAAGATTATCAAGGGGTCCCATTGACCATAGGTTATCTGGTCTCTCTCTCCACCCCACATGGAAGATAGGGGCTGATCCTTGCCAGGAAGGATTTGTTTCATTGTAAGCTATGAACTGTCTATCAAGGACATATATCTCCTGGTCTGATAGATAGGTATCAGTAGATACATCATAGATATTACCAAGGAACCTGAGTACCTCCACATACCCTGAACCTATATACTGGGAATAGGTACCAAAGCCATCGACAGCATAAGCTGCTTCCTTGTTTACATCCTCTGAAGAAAAGCTAGATAAGGACTCTCTCCTCTTCTTCAGCTTATCTATTACACCCTCTTCAAAGGGTAGTACACCGTTATCGGAATCCTTGATAAGCTCCCCGATACTCTTAAGGTACCTGATTATCTTGGGGGAACTCTCAAAGGTAGGTGCTGCAATGTTAAATACAATATCAAAAGGGCTGATCCTATATAGCTTTGGTCCTATGTACTGGGGTACACTCTCCTCATTTATCTCCTTTGAATTGTTTTCAAAACCCACTTCACCAAATACATTACCATCATCAATATAGTCATAGAGTAGTTTACTCACTACCTCCCTTATTCCACCTTCCCTAGCCTTATTATCCATATAGGCTTGAATAGTCTTCCTCTTATCCTTAGTAGCAGAATCCTCAGTATACCCTTCCCACTTCAGCCAGTTATCATTAGGGAGTACCGCTGCCAGATAATTCGCATGAAGACCATCTCTGATATTAGTCAGCTTAGGGATTGTAGTTTTATTGCTATACCCATCACTAACATTAGAGGTACTAGTGGTGTCAGTAGCAAAGAGGTAGTTCCTCAGCTCTGACATTTCTCCCTCTTTCTTTTTCCTATTGATTCTCCAGTCGCTATAGAGAGTACCAATTTCACCCGCTAAGGCATCCTCAGAAACAAACAGATTTCGTAGTTCTTGTACTGTCCCTGCCATTACATCACTCCACCAAATCTGTTGTTAAACTTCAACCCTACACTAAAGTCATTCTGGAACTGATCCCACTTAGCAGCATCCAGGGGTGGGGTAGCAATATCTATGGCATTAGCTAAGCCGTCCTTAATATCATCATGGGGAGGTTTTTCCATTATTACTTCTTCCTCTAGTAACACTGTATTGCCTGATTTGTAGTGATAGATTTGCAGGTTATCATACCTGTGCTCAATTATTAGACCTATTCTTTCCTCTTTAGTTCCCTCATGAGGGCTAGGGCGGAACTCCTCTACCTTAATAGGTAACCCTGCTTGAGGCAGATAAACCTCTTTCAGCTCTTTAACAACGGCTATCTGAGCTGCTGTAATCTCTGCCCTAAGTTTTTTAAATTCCCACCTTATGTACACATCGGCAATATGCCTATAATACTCACTTATCCTACCTTCTGTCTTAAACCTATCAATCTCAAGAACATAAATATTGTGGTTCTTATCAATGCCTATAAC